TCTGCACCTTCCTAGACGAAGCAGAGGTGCCCTTGCTGCTGGAAGTGACCACGCTGTCCTTCTTTTTTGCCTGGGTGCTGGAGCTTCCGCTCCCGTATTTGCTCTTATACCATTCCTCGCCGCTCTGAATCTTGGCCATGATAACCTCCTAATACTTTTTTCCTTTGTAGTACCCCGTTGTGCCTGTGCCTCTAACATAGTAAGTTGCCTTTTGCACATCTGACTTGGTAACGCCATCCGCGTCCTTGTTGTCCTGAATGTACTGGCGGCCCGCCGTGGTGCCGTACTTTTGAGCAACCTTTGCGGCTTCTTCCGCAAGGTCGTAGCTCTTGGATTCTTGCAGCGCGGCAACCTTTTGCAGCATATTTTTAAGGGTCCCGGCACTGCCGGTCTGCTTATCGGTATTTTTGCTGCTACTGCTGCCGCCGCCACCGCTGCCGGTGGAAACCGTCTGAACGGTGGGATGTTCCGCCTCCCATTCCTGGTCATAGCGGCGCTTGTCCTCGTCATACTCCGCCTGCCACTGTTCATCAGCAACTTTGTCGCGTTCCTGCTGATACGCCAACTCCTGCGCATAGCGCTCATCCTCAATGGCATCCCTATCAAGCTGGTACTGCAAATTCTGGTCGTTCTGGTATACGCTGTAATCGAAGCTCTGGTCATTCTGGAACTTGTTGTAGTCGTAGTCCCGCTCATTGTCGTAGGCGCTCTGAAGCCGGTCAAGGTCTGCATTGTACTGCGATAGGGTGTCAAGATACCGACTGTAGGCTTGCTCCTCCTGATCCGACAAAAGATTATACTGGTTCAGTAGGTCATCGCCCTCCATCTGGTATCGGTTCAGCGCCATGTTGTAGTAGTCCGGCAGCTGGTCATAGGCACCCTGTAGCCATGATTGGTAGCTTTGCTGCCCAACCTGCTGGGCATAGGAATTGCCATAGCCCCCGGTCAGAGCTGCCGCCTGCCCCATGGTGTCCATCATGGCCTGCTGCCCCTGCTGCTGGTATCGCTGGAGCATCTGCTGGAACATCGCATCCGCATTGACATCATACTGAAACGACTTCCTATTCTGATATTTGGAAAGCAAATCGTCCAGTTGTCCCTGCCACTGGCTCTGATATGCGCTGGGCTTTGCGGCCTGCTGTTGCTGCAATGCCGCCTGTGCCTGCTGAACCGATTGGCTTTCCTGGTAGTCCTTTTTCTGGTAAGGTGTGTAAGTGTATGCCATATGGTTTCCTCCTTAAATCCAATAGTCCAAATATCCGTCAATCCACAGAACCGAATGGCTCCCGCTTTCTCCGTCCCGCTTCACCCATTCCACCCGGATATATCCATCCGTATCAACCGCCACCATTGCAATGCCGGCATTGTCTACGGGGCATAGGCCGCATACCGTTTGCGCTGGCCGTACCTCGCTGGGCATGGCAGAGGCATTGATTGTAACCGTGGTGCCACTGTGGGTGAACGAGCAGTTGAAAGCGACATATACATGGTTGCCGTCCGATAGCTGGTATTTGCAGTCCTCCACCCGGCCATGGGCAGACGCGGATTCGTATACACCATCCGCAAGGGAAAGCGCGTTCCAGTCCTCCCCCAGCACCACCAGCTTTCCCCGCACCAGCAGCGTCATGTGGGCGGCAATGTCCACCACATGGGGTGCCTCCGGGTATTTGCCAAATCCAGCTCCATCCTCTCCGTCATACAAAACGAAGGAAATGTGTTCCGTCATAATCGGAAATTCCAGGATGTGTTTCCCACCTAGGGCATCAATGGCCTCAACCTGAACATCATAGGATGTGGAGGTGGATAGGGTAATGCCGGAAATAATGGCCGATATTTCTGTGTCGGTGCTGCTCGCGGCAATCAGCGTTGTCCATTCCTCCGCCCATTCCGCACTCGACACCTTGAGCCGGAACCGCAATGCGCATTCGTTACGCTCCGTGCCGTTTATAACAAAGCTGGAAAAGCTGCGTCCCGCTTTGATTGCAAGGAGCGTACCTGTTGGGCTAAGTTCCCCGCTTTCCTTTGCCCTTTCGCAAATCACATCGCTGTAGCCCGTGTATGGTATCACCTTTGGTTTGGAATACGAGTGGACGTAAATGCTTGTGGTCACGCTGCGGGAAAATCCTCTTGCATCCGTTACCTTTGCCGTAACGCTTACTGTCCCCGCGTCTACCAGCACATCTATTGTCGCTGGGTTCCCGCTGGCGCTTACCGTCCCGGCGGTAATGGAGTAGCTCGTAATCGTGGAATATGCCGATGTTGCCGTAAATGCTGCCTTTAGCCCCGTCCGCCCTCGGATATACAGGGTCGCCAAGTCCCCGGTAAGCTCCGTCACAACGCTGAGCGCAAGGCCGGACGCGGAAAAGCTCGGCTTTGTCGTGTCGTTATCCGGCACAATAATCCGCACCGCAATACTCTTTTGCCCTACAAGAGCCGTCCCGTTGTAGGTGCTGCACACCAGTGTCCCCGTGGCAATCGTCAGCGTTGGGATTTCCTTTGCCAGGTTGTAGCTCGGTGTCCATGTGTAGCTGTCCACCTTGTCCTCCACAATTGCCTCCGTCTGGCTGCCCAGGGTAAAGGCCAGCTTGACCGTGAAGTTCGTGGAGTTTCGCGGGCAGGAAATGGCTTTCCCCACACCCATTGTCACATCGCCGGATATGGAAGGGGTAGAGGGGTCTTGAACTAACGCAAGCACATACCCGTTCCCGGCACCGTCTGTGTATGCGCCGGTTACAAAGCTGGAGCCAATATAAGCGCCTGCGCTGGTGTAGGTTTCCACTTTCAGATACACTGCAAGCGAAGTGTAGTTGGTGCATTGGGAGGCCAGGTCTGGAACCGTCCATGAATACGAGCCGTCCACATTCCCCGCAATGGTATACCAGGTAATGCCGTTTGGGGCATAGAGAATGGCATGCTTGAAGCTGGCATCCTGCCTGTTAATGGTCAGAATCAGCTGCTTCCCCATCTGCACATCTTTCGTGTTCACCGTCAGCGTAGAGGCCCTTGCAATGGTGCCCAGGTCTACCGTTGCGCTGCCATTTAGTGTGTCATTGGATATTGTCGTGTTGCCGCCAGGGGAAATAACCTTCGCAGAAATTGTGACACTGCAAGTCCCATCGCTATTGTGCTCGATTGTAGCGCTCTGCGTGGTTCTTGTTGACACAGATGGATATTCCGTATCGTAAGAACCATTCCACGAATTGCTGCCAATGCTAAGTTGCCACTGGAAATAGGTGGTTCCCTGCGTAGCGTCACTGTTTGTTTTCCATGTATAAAGTGTTGCCGTTACAGTAGAACGATTGTTCGCAACATCTTGCGTACTCGACCAGGATATCTTGCCTGTCCAAAGGTTACTGCCGCTAAGGGCTATCTCACCGCTCGCCATCAGCTACTACCTCCAATCCACTGGAAAGCCAGTCCGTTGTTGTAATAAATCTTGAATCGGTTGATAATGCGAAGGCTGCCGGTAATCTCCGCATTCGTGATGTACAGCTTATAGTCGGAAATATAGGCAACCTCCGTGTCGTTGCTATCGTAGAAGCTCAGTTTGTCCGAGCAAAACCGCGCAAACCTGGAAAAAACCTCCTGGCTATTCACATAGTTTGTCTGCCCAATCTCCAGGCCGTACACCGGCCGCCCTGCGCTGTCCTCATACAGCAGGCCGGTCTTGATGTAGGCATTGGTACTCATGGCCTGAAGCTCCGCCACAGAATCCGCAAGCTGCTCGGTGCTTTCCTCCAGGCTCCCCACACGGCTGGCAACCTGTTCCGTGTTTGTTTCCAGGGATTCCACCGTCTGATTGGTCGTGCCGATGTCCTGCGTGAGCTTTTCACTGCTGACTTGCAGGCTGTTGACATCCGCTTCAATCGTCTGGGTATTTTCAAAAATCTGGGTAATGTTGCTGCTGTTCTGCTGGATTGTCTGGGCGGTCTGCTGGGTGTATGTCCCGAAATCACTTTGCGCAACATAAATACCTTGCAGCCTGCTTTCAATTTCATCGTAATAGGCGTTTACGATGTCCGCGCTCTTGATAATCAGCCCCTTTACCGCCGCAAAGGTGGAGACTGCATTCACCGTTGCCGTACTTTTTGCAGATGAAGCGGCGGTGGCCGTACCGCTTTCGCTGCTGCCCGAGACATCAATATTTTCAAACGCCCATTGGAGCTGCCCTCTTAGCTGATACAGGTAGGAGCGAATTTGCAGGAGCTGTTCTCTTTCTGTCTCCGCTGTGATGTTAGGTGACCTTAGGTCTATCTTCACGGCTTGTCACTCCCTTCAGACAAATCCCTTGTAACGGCAAATACCATTGCTTTTCCGCTGCCCTCCAGCCGGAATCGCAAGTGGTCACATCTGCGTGGGCGGACGGAGAATGTAAAGGACTGCAAATCAATGCCCTGCATCATCCCCAAACTTTCCCATATCCCGCTGGAATCATACTGCACCATAACCTGCATATGGCTCCCCGGTTCCAGCACCATGCGGATGTGAATCCTCTTGAGGTACTGTCGCTCCGGCGAGCTGGCGTTGATAATCCCGGTTTCCGCGTACCACTCCACCGTGTCCTCCATGCTTTCGCCGCTTCCCAGCATGGCAATAATGCTGCTGCCAGTCGCACAGTATAGCTCATCCCGGCACGAGCAGAAGCATACGGGGCCAGGGTCGCTCTCTCGGTGCCAAAGCCCCTTCGCGGTATCGTACACAAAAAGGCTCCTGTCGCCGCTTTCAGTGTCCGCCATGGAAATGTAGTATTTATTGCCGTGTGCGGCGCCAATCGCGTTCTCATACATGCTTTCTCCCAGTTGGGAGGAAACCTCTGTCGGCAGGCTGCCATCATAGGCGCACACCGCATGACGCGCCTTGTAGTAGAGGATTTCATTCACAATGGCAAGGCTTTTGCTGCATCCCTTCTGCACGCCCCGGCAGGCGGTATGCTGCACCTGGAAATTGGAGGGAATTTGCCCGTAAACCTTGTGCATGCAGTTTTCCTTGAAGAACAGCGGGTAGCCCATGTGGGTGATTGCTCCCGTAAATTGGCCGTCCGAACCCAGGGAGACAATGTAGCTGTCCGTGGATATGCCCATGAAGCACTCCCAATTCTTGAAATCCCCCAGCTTGCAGGCGTACAGCTCGTTGACAACCTCCCCATCGTTGTTCAGACCATACCGGCATCCCCACAGGCGGTTGTCGTTTTCCACCACATAGTCCATTGCCGGCATCCTGCGCGATACGCTGATTTGCACATCTGCGGTGGTCTCCGCGTCCAGAATGCCCACCACAACGATGTAGTTATCATCCCTCGCATAGATAATGGCCGAACTGTTCAGCGCCTCGATTTGTTCGGCGGTGTCCCCGGAAATCCCGTCAATGCCGGAAATTTCCACGCCGTCATACTGTCCGAACGCCTTACCAATCCCGGCTGTATATATGCGGATATAAGTCGTTACAACGCTGCTCCACGTCCCGGCGCTCTCGCTCCACTGCTTCAGGCTGTGGGGTGTCTGGCTCGTGTCCATCCAAAACGCCATGTTTTTAGGCTCCGAAGGCTCCGTTGCCTGTATGTAGTCCGCCTTGTATACAGTCCCATCCAGCTCGCAGGGGGAAAACGTCACGCTGGACGCGGACGTGAAGGACGCTTCTATGCTTCCCCTGTCCTCCGGGGAGGCGGTGTTGATGTACTTTTTGTCCGGGAGAATAATCACATAAGCGCCCATGGAAACAAGCTGCTTCGGGCACATATCCTCATCCGTTGAAAGACCCATATCGTACCGATACTGGTTCATCACAAAGTACCGCCCATCCACATAGCACAGGGAATCCTTTGCAATCATGCCCTGTACATTGCAATCCGCTGCGTATTGGCCTCGGGTACGCCTCGTGGACAGAACGGGGTACACATCCGATGTCAGGTTGCACATATCGTAGAATTCATTGTCTCCAATCCGAAGGTTGTGGTTGTACCCGGCGAAAACATCCTGCGTCTTGCGCACGTCATTGCTTGTCTGTAGCGTACTGTACATAGTCTATCTCCTTAAAACCGAAACCGCCTGCCGCCCTTGGGAATATGCTCCTGCTTGTAATGCTCCTTGAACGCATCCAGGCAAGAAGAAAACATGGTAATGCTGCGGTTGTATCGGTCAATTTCTTCATTCGCATAGTAAACCTGGGCTTGCAGCCAGTGAATATAGCCCTCATCATACGGCTGTGGCATAACAAGCGCCGTGTCCAGGGGCACCGTGTCCGGGTCAAATCCCGCGAATTCCTCGCTGCTCCCCTCGTGCGTGTCAATCACTGTGCGGTAAATCAGAGATTCCGCCCTAGATAGCCACACAATCTTCTGCTTCCTGCTATATGTATTGCGGTTCAGCTCGTCCGCCTGGTTAATCGCCTCGATAATCGTCATAGCGTGCCTCCTTACACGAAAAGGGAGACCGAAGCCTCCCTTTCTGTTCACTCTTTTGCCTTAATGCCCTGCAAAGTATCAATGGTCTTGTCCATTGCGTACTTTGCTTCTCGGGAGCGCTGATACTCGTCAGCAACATACTTGGGCACCTTGGCAATCTGGCCCTTCGGCATGAGCCAGTTCTTGCCGTTGATACCAATCAGGCAGTTCGGGTCTCCGTCACCAGAATCCTTTTCAATCATGATTTCGACCATTTCCAGCTCTGGGTTTACCTTCTTTTCGTTCGCCATGTTAGGATCCTCCTTAAAAATTGGGGGCGGACAGTGGATTATCCGCCCCGATAGTGGCCTTAGTTGGCCTCGTCAACAGCGGAATAGCTGGAGCAGCTCATCACACGCAGCATTCGCTCCGTGTAGAGGATGGTTGCGCCGTTGGTCTCGAACTTGTAGCCCACGGTGGAGAACTGGTTCAGGGGCCCGCCCGCCTGCTCCTTGTTCTTCACAATCATTTCCAGGCCGCCGCCATCCGGGTCAATGATGCCGAAAGCCTCCTTGCCGAAGAAGTAGGTGGCATAGGTTACGCCGCCGGCCTTGTTTTGGTAGCTGGTGCCTCCCAGCACGGGGGCAAAGGTGTTTAGAATGAAGCGTACCCCGTGCAGCTCGCCAATCTCGCCGTTGAAGATTTCACTAACCGAAGCATACTTGTGCGCTTCAATCCACTCCTTGCTTCTGCGCAGATCGTAGGCGCAGCTGGGGTGAATCACGGCATAGTACTTGCCGTTGATGGCGGGCACCCGGTTTTTCTTCAGGATGGTTGCCGCCTTTGCCACCATATCCGGGGTGAGCAGCGACCACGCCGTGCTGTCCGCACCCATAGTCGCGCAGCTGGTGGGCGTAGATACCACCTCGCCAGTGTCCGGCTTGATGTTGTCGCAGTACAGCACATTGGTGTTGGTCAGCAGCGCGTCCCGAATCAGAACCTCCTGGGTTTCCGCCGCGGAAGCGCCCATTTCCTCGGAAGCACCTAGGATGATGTCATCATAGGCGTGGAGTTCGAGCTGATCCGAAATCGCGGCAAACGTGCCGTACTGAGTGATGGTGCCGGTTTTCGTGGTCATACCAAACTTCTGTCCGGTGGGAATCACGCCCTCCTGGAGTTTGGACGCCCTCGCAAAGGTATTCCATTTCCGCCATTCCACGGTCTTGCCCCGGCCACTGGGAAGCGGCTGTTTCTTCGCAAACTGCGCGTAAAACATTTCCGCTCGGGCATTTTCTAGGAGCGTAGTATCGTAGAAGGTTTTGATTTCACCGTCCATGCTGTTTTTGGCATCAAAGGCGGTGGTCGAGCCTGTGTAGGCGTTCACGTAGTTCCCGCTGGCGTTGACCAGGGTGCCCGCGTCAGCGAATAGCTGTAGGAAAGCCACGGCCCACTGAATAATTCGTTTCATAGGTTTGTTTCTCCTTTCTGGGGGAGAAGGGATTACTGTCCCGGTCTTAGCTTCTCCCCTCGTGCCGCTGCCAGACGGATTCTCTTTGCCTGTTCAGCAAGTTCCTCCTTGGTAGCATTTCTCCAATTACGGGTAATCACGGAGGAAGCATTCACGGCACCGCTGCTCTCGTCCGGCCTGGCAGAGCCGGAACGGATGGCATTCTGAACCTGCTGTTGCGTCCGCTGGGCAACCACCTGGGCCTGTACCTTTTCCAGTTCCTTGCGGTGGATTGCATAGAAAGCATCTTCCACACTCAGCCCAACACTGGGGGAGGTGAGCCGCACAAATACGGGGTTCTCCGCCTCCTTGTTGATGTCAAAGTCAGGGAATACCTGCTTCATGGCCTCCGCCTGCTGGAAAATCTTCTTGGTGTGCTGCCGGAGTTTTTCTTCTTCCACCGTCCGCTGCTGCTTGTCCAGCCGCGCCACGGTTTCCGTGGAAAGCCCCTTTTTCAGCGCCTCGTCCTCATAGGCGCCGGACATATGCTTTCCCAGGGCAATGTAGTCGATGTTTTCAGGGTCAAGTCCATGCTCCTGCGCAATCGACTTAAGCGCCGGCATAAGCGCCGCCAGCGCATCCTCGGCCTGCTTGGATTTCTTGCCCCTGTCCTGCATTGCCTCCCGGAATCGCTTTGCCATGTCCGGGTCTTTCATGACCTCGTCCCAATCGTACTTCGGTGTCTGCTGCTGTGGCTGCTCCGTGGTGGCGCTTTCTTCTGTCGCAGCGGCGGCCTGCTGGTCTGCGTTCTCTGTGGCTTTCGCTACAGGTGCGGCAGCCCTCGCCCGTTTTTCGTATGCTTTCCCATACTTCCGAATCATACTTTCGGGCACGCCACTTGCCCTCAGTGTCTGTGCGGCGTCCACAGCTTCGGCGCCCGCTGTGGCAGCTCCCGCCCCGCCATCACCGGCAGCGCCGCCAGCGCCGGAAGCGCCCGCACCTTCACCTGCAAATAGCTGTAGGAAATGCCACTTTTGATAGCCAATCATGATATTGACCTCCAAATTATATTAAGGCTGTAGCCTTGCCCCAATCATAGCAAAGACTACAGCCCCATTTCTAAACCCATTAGCCCGTAATTTTATACGAAATATATTCCGGGAACTCTTCTGCCAGGAGTTCAAAGCCCACGCATACAGCGGAGAATTTGGTCGCGGCCATATCCTCGTAGCCCTGATATGGCTTGCATCTTATCTTTGCGTATCCGTTCTCCACGCAGCACTCGCTTACGGCAAAGCCTTTTAGCTCCATGTCCTCCACGTTGGCCTCCAGCGTATGTACCAGGATGGTAACCGCGCTGCACACCAAGTCCTCACCATGGGGCGCAAATTCCGCGTGGCCCTTTACCGTAAGGCGGCAATAAAATCGGTCATACTTTACCTGTATCAATACTACCCCTCCTTCGGCTTGGTGGCATTGCTTGTCTGCTCTCTTGCGTTCCGCGTGACGCTGGATTCCGCCGTGCTGTCCCAGAGCTGTACTTCTCCGCCCGTGGACGTACTCGGCACACCGCCCAGGTACTGTTGGCAGTCCATCGCCGCCTGTTGTGCCAGTGCCATATTGCCGGTTGCCTGCGCCATCATCAAGCACTGCTGGGCATAAAAGGCAAACATCTGGAAGACCTTGGCATTCCGGCTCACCTTTTGCATCAGCACATCTTTCCCGTCAAAGTCCATCATGTCCAGGCACATCAGCGCCTGCTCCGCCATTTGCGGGTTAAAGAAGCCTTGCCGGAAGAACTCCAGCGCCGTCTCATTGTTGCTGATTTTGGTGTATACCGTCTTTTTCTGGGCATAGACCTTGATGTCAAACTCCGCTTTGCGGAAGCCCATATCCCCGGTGACACCCACCTGCTGCTGCATCAGATTGGCATTGCTGTACTCCACAAACTGCTGCATCCCCATCTCGCCCACAATGCGGAACTTGCGGGGGAAGTCGTAAAACTGCCGCACCAGCTCAATGCACAGCTTCACTATCTTGGCATAGGCCCGGTAGCTCGCCTGGTTGCTGTCCCGACTGCCTTTGCCCGCCGCCTCTTGCAGCGCAGCAATGGCACTGGCAGCGGTCACGCCGCTCTGGATGTTGCCCGTGCTTGTCTCCGTGTTGCCGGTTGTCTCCCGCATTTCCTGTATCCGCCTGTCCATCAGGTTCAGGTAGTTGCTGTCCAGGCTCTGATGGGGGACAGACCGCAGTGTAGTCTCGTCCACGCTGCCGTTGATGTGGATAATCGGCTTAGATGTGTCCAAGAACTCCTTTTCACTCAGCTTCGCATCCTGGGAGGTGATGTAGCGGGGGATGGAGCCGACCATGGCGTTTTTCAAAAAGGCCGTGTTCAGCAGGTCAATGGACACCTGGGGATTGCAGCCCAAGTCCACAAACCCATATCCGCACGGGCTGCCCTCGATGGGAAACAGCGGGTCGAAAACATACGGATATTCCCCGTGGTCATAAAGCCCGGTCTGGGCCATAGGCTCCGCAATCTGATTGCCCATATCATCCGCCACGCCCTGCGTCTCATTCTCCGTTGCGTACAGCACCTGGTCGCCCACATACTTGCAGTAGTGCAGCAGCTTCTTCCCGTCTCGCCACACATGGTAGTACACCTCTACCACAGTCGTTTTCCCCGTGGTGTCCACGGCATCATCGTACAAAAACCGGGTGGAGAACAGCTCATTCCCAATCAGCTTGCCTTCCAGCTCCGGGTGCTTCTGGATGAGGATGTCCTTGTCCACCAGCTCCGTCTGGAACAGGTATCGGCTCCGCTGGATGTCCTTAATCCCCGGCTCCCAGTACACGTTGAGCAGGTTGATTGCATCCACCCGGATGTCTCCCAGACCACCAAGCATACTCTTGTCCCACACAACCTTGTAGCAGCCCGTGCCGAACTTAATCTTGCTCCACATGGCATCGCTGTAGGTGCTGTCAAACTCGTTTTGTTCCAGAATGCAGGGAATAATCGCGCTGAGCAGCTTCGCTTCCGTCTTGTCCCCTTCTTCCCGCGGCAAAATGTTGGGTTCCGGGTAGCTCTCGATGGCATCCGCGTGCTTGCTGACAATGACATTGTGCAGCCATGCAGATACGGACGCAAAGCCTCCATCCGCTCCAATGTCCACCTTTTTGCGCTCCTCGGCGGTGTTGCGCAGCTTCCACCACTGCTCCGCGGCCACGATTCTGGCGGTTGTCTGCTCCCGTCCCGCCTTGTACTTACGCAGCACCGTGGTAAACTGCTTGAGCTGCTCCGCTCCGATGGGCTTGACCTCCGCAGCGCCGCCCGCAACATTGCCGATGGCGCTGCCCACATTGCCCACAATGCCGTCCGGCTTGCCAGCAACGCCTCTGCCCATGCCCATACTGCCGCCTGTAAATCTGTCCATGCTGTTGCCTGTAAAATCCATAGTTACCTCCTGTTATTTTTAAGCTGATTCAGCGGGTCGATAAATACCTTGTATCCAGCCGGTTCCACTGGCCGCATGGGGGGCACAGGTCGCGACATACACGCATACCGCCACTCGTCCGCGATATGATCCTCCATGTCCGTGTCCAAGTCCTCCGGCTTGGTCTCGCTGTACATCAGCAGCGGAATCGTCCGAATAAAATGCTTGCAGCTGGAAAAGCAGTAAAACCTCGGATACCCGCCCTCATCAAACTGTAGCCGATAGTGGCATTGCATCCACCCGGGAATCCGCTGGTGGTCTCCTGGCTGGAAGTACACCCGCCATCGGTTCGCCGTGTCCGCTATGCTCTCTCCGTGGCTCTTGTCCCAGATGGCAGGGTCTGCCACGCCGCTGATTTCCCGGCCTTTCAGCCATGGGTGCGTGTTTTCCAGCTCCTTTATCCGCCGGAACTGCTCATCCGGCGACCACTTTACACCCTCGTTGGGTGTGGCCGTACACCCGTATAGCTCCAGCACCCGGTACATGATGCCCTCATAGTCAATGGCATACCACGCGCAGGAAAAGGGCTTGGAGTACCCAAAGTCATAGGCCCGGATAATCTTCCAGCCCCGGCACGCTCCGGTACACAGGTCAAACGGCTCGATGACATGGGTGTACTTGCGCTGCTCTGTGGCCTGCTCCACGGTAATCCCCGCGTCATGGCACATCTGCACATCCGGTGAAATCCGCAAGTCCTCGAAAAACTGCCCCTCGAACACGTCCCATCTGCCGTACAGCCACGCTTCCCGCAGCTTTGGGGGCAGCTTTTCCAGCTGCCGTATGTACTCGGGCTGCGTCTGCATCAGCGCCACATTGTCCGTCACCAGCGCCTGGATAAAGGCGTAGTCCTCCGGGTACTCATCGTCCGTAAATCGCCGGTCGATAAACAGCCGTTTGAAATAGCCGTGGCTGGGGCCGCCTGGGTTCAGGGTGTAGTATGTCCGCTTGGGGAAGCCGTTGGTGCCGCGCACACAGGCATCAATCGCCACCAACCACTCCTCCTGGAACTGTCCCGCCTCGTCCGCGAACCATACATCATACTCCGCGCCCTGATATTGCCCCAAGTCCCCGGCATTGGCGCAGTACCCGAAGGATATGGTGCTGCCGTTGGGGAAAAAGAAAACCTTGTCGCTCTTGTTGTACCTGGCAATGCCCGATAGGATGGACGATAGCGGCACAATGTGGTTGTTGTACAGCTCCTTGTACGTCCTGCGGGTTATCAGCACCTTAATGCCGGGATATTTCAGGCACAGCAACACTGCCTTCCACCGCACAAACCAGCTCTTTCCGCCGCCTCGTGCGCCGCCGTAGCCCACATATCGGTGCCGCTCTCTAAACGCCTCCGCCTGTCGCTGGTTGGGTGTCGGCATGATGAGCTGTTTAACCGCCATAGTCCATGCCTCCGTCCTCTATGGTCACCACCAGCTCCGTGCCGCTGTCCTGCTCGCTCCGCTCTGCCTCCTTACGCAGCTTATCTATCCGCGCCTGCTGCTCCTGGATGTCCAGCTCACTGCGCAGGTGCTTGATGTCCTTGATGTCCTTCAGCGCCGCCGTCAGCTCCCGTATCATCTTGGCCGTCAGCTCCTTGCCCGCCATGCTGTCAATCTTGCCCAGCAGCCTGTCCGCCACATCGTAAATGCTTATCTGCACAGCAGCATCCCTGTCCGAGACTGCATCCATCACTTTTGTAGCCGCTTTGAGGCGTGTTTGTCTCCGCAGCTCCACCCACCCCTCAGCCTTGGCCGTCATCGACAGCGTCTTTAACGATATCCCATACTTGGCAGCCAGCGCACGATATGACCCCAGCCCCGCGATATAGTCGTGCTTGGCCTTGTCCATCTTGTCCACGCCGCCACCTCCTTGCAGATACGGTATCACATGGCATCCGCAAAGTCTAAGCCCGTCCAGCATAATCCCTCTTGACATCCGCTATCATATATGCTATCATGTTTGCAAGCAAATGAAAGGGAGTGAGCTTGTGGAAATCATCCTGAAGAAGCAACCCCAGAAATACCTTGACAGTGTTGACGCCAACACCCGCTCAAAGCTGTACAAGGCATTGGATCAGCTCTCCAGGCTGGAAGGGAATATCGTCCGATTGGGCGGAACCCAAAATCGCTACCGATACAAAATCGACCATTACAGAATCATTTTTGAATGGGAAAAGGGAAAACTTATCATCACAGTAATCGAGATTAATACCCGAACAAACATCCATTATTGAGTGAGGTGAAAGACAATGAAAAAACTGACACTGGACGAAATCAACAAGAGAATGGCCGCCATCAACGCGCTCCCTGCCGAAGAAGCAAGCCCGGAGGACCTTGCAGCCATTGCCGCAGCGGAGGCCGAATCTCCCGATGAAGCCGTAACCCTCGCCGAGTATAAGCAGCAGAGGGAGTACAGCGGGAATCTGATGCTCCGCATTCCCAAAGAACTCCACCGCTCCCTCGCCGAAGCAGCAAAGGCAAATGGCGTGAGCTTGAATCAGTACGCGCTTTATAAGCTCGCAAAATAACCTCCCGCAATAGGCACCCCTCCCCGGTCACCCCGAGGAGGGGATTTTTATTTGCCGGTTATTTGCCAACCGGCTTGCGTGCCCAGATGAGATATAGGCACAAGTAAGAGCGAAAAAGTGGCTTAAATACTGGACTTTTGTGGGAATCCATGCGGCAAACTTAAGACTAACTTAAGACTGGTCTTTATTTGCCGGCCACTTTTTTCCTTTTGCCAATTCCTGCTTTTTCCTGCCTTTCCAGTGCTTGTCATAGCACCGATTATTGGGTAAAGCCTTTCGGTTCTGGCCTAGCATCTTTGCCTTACTCACTTGCCGCAGCTCCTTCCCGCGCCCAGTATCGGACATAGTGGGATACCCGCTTCCCGTCCTCATCGTAAACCGGGATGTCCGCCTTGGTGACGGTGTACCTGGGGTCAGTCACCATTTCGCTGATTCTCTTTGTCAGGCTATTCACACCGATACCCACCGCGTCTCGCACGGTGATGGAGCCATTGCGCTTGCAGTAGTCGATGATTTTCTGCCACTGTGTCTGCTTATTCATGCCCTTGTCCTCCATTCCACGCCGCCTGTGCGTCATGCTTGCAGCTATGCAGTTCTGTGTGCTTCCCGCAGCGCGTACACATCACCCCGAAGCCCGTGCCGTAGGTGACATATCCCGCCTTCCCGCCGCAGGAGCATTCCAGCAGCTTGAAATGGCCGTCCGGCTCCGGCAGGGTAATTTCTGCATCGTCCTTTGCCATGTTAATCCTCCTCGTCATAGATTTTTTGCAGCATTCGGTAGACCTCGCAGTTTTGGAATTTCCCACGGCAGAACACAGCCATCTGAATCCGGCAATCCTCCTTATCGTCAAACTGCCACGCCAATTTGCTGGCATCGGAAACGCCCTGGCACACAATCCTGCTGGGCTTGTCCCGCACATAGTACGGGCATTTGGCGTACTGGTCGTTCCACGAGCTTGCCATGGTCTATTCCCTCCTTTCACTGCCGCCGCAGCTCATCCAGCTCTGTCTCCATTGCCGCCAGCTCACGCTTGCTCAAGATGTTTTTCCCCACGCGCAGGGATCGTTCCAGCGCCGCAATCCTGTTTGCCCTGTCCGCCTCCGCGTCATAGTCCGGCACCGTTTCCACCGCCCGGATTGCCTCTAGCTCAGCTTCTCCCAGCTCCCCGGAAGCGCCCTTGGGAATTTCCTGCTTTGGCTGCATCTGGTAATATCCCCGGCTGAGCCAGTTTGCCAGCATTGGGATGTACTGTCCGCCGTTCTTCGCCCACTGCTCTGACTGCTTCCAGCTTTCCAGGGCATCCAAGCAAAGCTCACCTTGCTCCATGTCGTGGATAGCCGAATCAAACGCTGCCTTGGCCTCCGTGCTGCTTCCCCTCCGGCTCTCGGGATAATTTTCCAGCAGCGCATTCCAGACTCCCTCCAAATCGCTTCTTTTCGGTTCGGTTAGGTTCGGTTCTTTTCGGTTCTTTTCTTTTCTTTTCTTTTGGGATTCCAAACGGATTCCAGTTTTTTCCTCATCGGATTCCTTTTGGATTCCACTTGGATTCCAGTTGGATTCCACTTGGATTCCAGTCTTGATTTCCAGTAGCGTTTTCCCATCCTCCACCGGGTGATCCGTGTATGCTCGGTTCGCTTTCACCCAGAGCTGCCGTGCAATGTCCGGGTATGCCAGGTTTTTTGCCCGGTCATTTTTCAGGCTGTTGGCAATCCGCCAATGCTTCACCACATACACGTCCCCATACTGGAGCAGGAACCGCGCCTCCACCAGCAGCTTAAGCGCCTTCACCCCTCCTTGAATGTGAGCCGCGATAAGCCCCGCATTGTTGATAAATCCGTCATCATCCGCCTGCTGGTTGATGTGCATATACAGCGCTTGTGCAGCCACTGGCAGCCTGTAGAAAGCATCGCTCTCCACCACCTTGCCGCTGATGCATCGTCTAGTTGCCATTGCTTTCTCCCCCTCCTCGGCAAGCTGCCGTTACTTGGATTCCGGGCGGCACCACCCGCCGAACCTTGTTGATAAAGTGTCCCTCGTGGCTGGTGGCATTGCTCAGATGCAGCAGATGGATTTCCCGGCATTGGCCCAAGTCCAGCGTCCTGAGATAGTCGCACAGCGTGTCTATCTCCATGTGTGTGTTCGTCACCCGGTACTTCACCTTCTCCGGCATTCTGTCGCACCGCTCTAGGATGTTCCGGTCGTAGTTTGCTTCCAGCGCCAGGATAGTCACCCCGGGGAATTGATACCGCAGATTTACCGTGTCCGTAGCAAACGCCAGGATGTCACCATCCACCCGGGATTTAATCAGCCAGCCCAGCGGTTCCGCCGCATCGTGGAAGGTTTCAAAGGGCACAATGCCGAACGTGCCCACCTGGAACTGTTCCATCGCCTCCACGAGGTTTACACCTTCCACCTCCAGCGCCTCCGCCGTGCCCTCGCTCATGTACATGGTCATGCCGTCCTTGATAAGCTCCTTCACGGCCTTGGCGTGGTCTTTGTGTTCGTGGGTGACCAGGCACCCGGCAAACTGGCTCAGGCGGAAATTGGCTCCCTTGGCAATCTGCCTCCGGGAAATCCCACATTCCAGCAGCAGCTTGGTCTCCTGGTCATCCACTATGTACGCATTGCCCGCAGAGCTGGAAGCCAGCGCTGTAAAAATCATATCGGGCATTCCTCCGTCTGGTTGTCCTGGTCCTCCACCTCAATGCTCGTGTCCGGGGCGTGGAGCTTCTGGTACTGCGTGGACTGCTGTATCTTCCACCGCACCCACTCCGGCAGCCTCTGGAGCAAGTCATCGTCCCACGAATCCATGTCCCATTTGATAAACTCCGTTGCCGTGTGAGGCGCTGGGTAGCCCTTAGGCAGCGCCATCACGCTTTCAATGTTGCTGTACTCCTTGGTCTCATTCAGCACCACCGTGAGCTGGCAGGGCTTTCCTAGCTGGTCAAACAAATCCAGCTCCGAAAATTCATCGTCCGAGTAGGTCTTGGTGTTCCAGACTTGCAGCGTCTTGCGCAGCTTGCTCCGGTTGCTCCCGCTCCAGGTAAAACTCTGGGATAACTGCCGCGGCATCTGCTGACCGTCCACCTCCACCGTTTCGCTGGGCAACTCAAACACGAACAGAATCTTGTTGGAATAGCCATACTGTTTGCTGTACTGTTCGCCCAAATCCACCACGCCGATGCAGTTCGCCACATACACACCCGGCTCCAGCGGCGGAAGTTTTGCCTTTACCTTGTCCTTAATTTTCATCGCTTCTCAGCTCCTTATCATTTTCTGAAACGACCAGACGAATCACTTGCCCATCAGTCATTTCCAAATTTGTCACGCTCTCCGCGTTGTCCACAAACAGGGGGACTCTTACGCCGTAGGCCCTGCTCAGAGCGTTGATGATGTCGATGCCCACGTTGATTTTCATGCCGTTATTAAGACTCATGTACGGTACGCCATCGTAGACCACATCGCACCTATCCTCCGTGCCGCCGTTGGCCTGCTCCCGGAACAGGCGGAACCGTGCCAGCCGGAAGTGGTCGTTGATGCCGCCCTCCACAAAGCTGGCCTTGTACCGGCTGTATTCCTCGATTGCGTACAGCATTCGGTCAATTTCTCCCAGCTCATCACTGGCCCGCTTCGCTTCCTCCCGCAGCTCTTCAATGCGCTTGTGCGCGTAAGCCAGCAGTGACCGCTTCCCGGCAATCTCGGAGGCTTTGTCAATCTCGGCCCTGCATTCGCTGATACGCCGCTTCAGGTCGGACGTGGCCGCGAAGCTGTCCCGCTTCATCCCGTCCAGCTCCCGCTGTATGTTCTCAATCCAGCCCAGCAGTCCAGCCCTTTTCTGCTCGTAGCCCTCCATGTCCGAAACTGGAGACGCTGCCTCCGATTCCGCGGCCCGAATCTTTTCCGTCAGGGCGCGAATGTCTTGCGTAAACTCCCGGACGTAGCCCTCCGCCTCGGCCCGTTCCGTTTCAATGCTTTTCAGCTCCGCCTTCTTGCCATCGCTCCTGTCCACAAGCTGCCCCAGCTTGTCCTGCTTGTCCTTTTCAAACGCCGCCTTAGCTTCCTGGATTTTGGCCGCCGGAAGGGGCTGGCCGCAGGTGGGACACACCGTTTCGCCGCTCCACCGCCCGTCATGGACGGATTTCCAGGTTGTCCGCAAAGCATTGATTTCGCTGTTCAGCTTTTCTTCTGCCGCTTTCGCAATGGCAGCCTGCCGCTCTGCCGCCCGCAGCGCGTTCCGTTTGGCCTCCAGCTCCCGTTCCAGTCCTGCCGTGCCCGGTCTTGTCGCCATCTGCTGCATCTGCCACCGCCGGTTGTCCGTTTCCAGCTGCTGCAACTGTAGGTTCGCCTCTTGCAGCTCTATGCGCTTTTTGTCCGCGCTGGTGTTGTGTTCCATTCCCAGCAGTTCGGCCTCCAGTTGGTTCTTCCTGGCGTTCAGCAGCCGCACCTCGGCATCCGCTTCGTCAAAGTCCACATCCCCAAGCTGGGCAATCGTCTTTTCCTGCTCGCTGATTCTGGCGGGCACCTCGTTCCGGGTGACCATGTACCCCTTGCGCTTGGACAGAAGCACCTTTTTGAAGTCCTCCAGGCTAACCTTCCCCAGCGCGTCACGCAGCTCGGTAAACCGCTCATCCGTGCCCATAATCTCCTTGTCGCCCTGAATGCCGAACAAATCAAACAGCACCTCTCGCCGCTTCTGCCAGGGCAGGGTTGCGGGGAAGTAGCTGACGGTGGTCAGCAGCCGGAACCTTTCTTCGTCCACCAGCTCCGCAACCTTGCTCTTGTAGGCGTTCGCCTTGCAGGGCACCCCGTCCACATAGTAGTCGGATGTGTTGCCGTCATAGGTAGCCTCGCTGTTGCCGCGCTTGGTACTCCAAACCTCCCGGTAGGTCTTTTTCAGGCTGACTTCCTCACCGTCCGCCAGCAGTACGGCCTCCACCTCGGTAATGGCGTTGTGGTCGATTACGCTGCCGTTGCTGTCCAGCGGCTTGATGTCCATGTTCTTCTCGCCGTTGCCGGTGCTGTCCCGGCCAAAGAGCAGCCACACGAAAGCATCATAGATACTTGTCTTGCCCGTGGCGTTGTCGCCGTAAATGCTGGCGTTCTTTCCGTCAAACGCCAGGGTGAGGGACTTGTGGCACTTGAAATTTTCCAAGTGCAGGCTTTTTAGCTTAATTTCCATCTTGATTTTCCTTTCTTGCCCTGCTACAATAGCAGTGTTCTTTTCTTGCGCCGCTTCCCGGTATCATCACTGCCGGGGGCGGCTTTTCTTTACCTCTGGCGGTATCCTGCAAAATGTGGGGAGTACACACGCCAGGAACATTCCCCACCATAGCCACATGAACCCAGAGCCTTGCAGCACCGCCACGAACTCGAATATCAAGCAGGTGCCAGCTACCAGGCCAACCAGCCATTGAATCACGGCTTGTCTCCGCTTCTGCCGGATGGCAATGTCCGCCTTCCGCTCTAGGTACATTTCCTCGCCCTGCCGGACAAGCACCATGTCGCTGATGTCCCAATCCCGGTGCCGGGGAAACATTGCCATCAGCTCCTTGTCCTCCGCGTCCAGCTCTGGCCGAAGCTCTTGCAGGTCAATCACTTCTTTGCTTTTCACTTTGCGCCTCCTTTCTTTTGTCCAGAATTTCCCGTCTGCGCCGCTCCTTTTGAATCAGGGCGGCTATTTTTTTGCCCTTCGGTGTTGTCAGCCATTGCGCGGTTTCCTCCTCCGGCGCTATCGCCCCGAACCGAAATACCGCATACACGAAAACGGATGTGCTGTCGGCATCCAGCACTCCGGCCTTCCTTACCCCATCAGCGCTTGCTCAGCCTCCATCTTCCACGGCGGTTCCTTCCGCATATTTTCCTCGCCGACAATCGGAATGAGGCTGTCTTTCATAAACACGGCCATGTGTGTGATTGCTGCGGCTTCGCAGATTTTATCGACCCATGCTTTTTCTGGAATCACTTTTCCTTTTCGGTTGCCGGTCTCCGCGCCAATGATGACCCATTCAGCAGAACCAAAACTGCCAATGCCAACATTCATGTACTCCATAAGCGGCTCGATGCTTACAAATGTGTGGTCTGTGAGTCTGCCGGGGTATGTGACGGCTTTCATATTGTCGATGGTGGAGCCATACCACCAGTTATCGCGTTTCGGCAGTTTCTTTTCATTGGCAAGTTGGCAAATGCGGCGCGGATTTTTTGTCAAGAACAAATAGCGGTGTTGCGGTGCGGCATTGCAAGCAGCAAACACTTCATCAATCCAACTGTCAGGCACCCATTCTCCGAAAAGGTCGGCCATGGAGCACACAAAGACGGTCTGTGGCTTTTTCCAACGCTGCGGCTCGTCCAGTCGGTAGCGGTGGAAAGTCGGCTCAAACCCATAGGGGAAAGGAGCGGGCTGTACTTCACCAGTTTTTGTTTTTCTGGTTAAGTGAGAATTAACTTCGTGACACCACTGCTGCTTTTTATTCATAAACGACATTGTTTGAGCCTTTGTAGTAATCCCGTCTCTCCCGCTAAAGCGATTGGCAATCCTCTGCGCGTAGCAGTATTTGCATCCGTGCAAGCAGCCGGTTACGGGATTCCACGTGCTGTCGCACCATTCAATTTTCGTTTTTTTCATACGCATCCTCCTTTACTGAATTTGCCGCTCTTTTAACCGTGTGAAGATTTTTGTTGCTTTTTGTCGCTTTTGGGGATAAGATCATGGGGGAGAGGAGCGTGTTATTATGCCGCAAACGTCTACCGCACTTAACGAGCTTACATACAAGATTTTGTCCTATATCAAGCAAGAAAACTGCTCAGTCCGCTATGTTGACATTCTAAACGCAGTCCAGGAAGATCCTCACACTATCCGTGCCGTCCTTCAGTCGCTCATTCGCTCTGGTGAACTGGACGGGGAAATAGGTGCGTCCCGCCGTGTCCATTTAACAGATAAAGGTGAGCTGACCCTTTTGAAATTACAACCGCCAAAGCAGCAGCCCGATGATAGTCCCGAGCAGCGCCGTATGGACAACTGCGTTAATGTAGATGCTAAGCAAAAGCTCGGCAATAAGATCCTCATAGCCGTTATCCCCGTGGCGTTCTCGAAGCTCGTTGATCTTCTTCTCGTATTTTTGAAATGGCTTGTTTCGCTTTTTCACTGACTCACCCCCCTTTACTGAATTTGCCGCTCTTTTAACCGCTCCAGCGCCGCACGGACTTTTTCTTCTGCCTTCTTGGGCTTTGCGTGACCGTTCAATATCTGGCTTAAATACTTGTCATTCCAGCCGATTTCAGAAGCTAATTCCTTCGCAGTTACGCCCATAAGGTGCATATTTCCAACGACATCTGCTGTCCATAGTTCAGGTCTCACTCCTAATTTCCGCCTCCTTCCTAAAAATGTTGACTTTGGTTAGGTTCTATGGTAGAATATGTTTGCCGACAATATCGAACATAGAACCTAACCGCCGTCTTTACTTTTCTGCTGGTGGATTACTTGCATCCTTATGCAGAATTCACGTTCTAACCAAAGTTAGGACGCGAGCATAATATATCGTATTCGAGTTAGAATGTCAACCGATACTTTCTAACTTTGGTTAGTTTCTACGTTCTGCACAAAAAAGGAGCGTAGATTTTATGTTTTATGACAGGTTTAAGAAATTGTGCGAAAAAAAAGGCGTAAGCTGTAGCAAAGCTATCTCTGATATTGGTCTGAGTAACTCCACTGCAACAAAATGGAAAAAAACAGGCGCACTTCCCACCCTTGATACTCTTTTGAAAATTGCAGCATATTTTGATATGCCTTATCAACAGCTCATCCCGCCTATCCTTGATGTCGAATTGCAGCAGCAGCTTTGGGATGTCTTTGAGAATGCCATTCAAAGCCGTAATCTCACTGAGGGCGAGGTTATACTCAAGTCTGGTTGCCAATTCAATTTCTTCACTCGGCTAAAAAATCAGTTCGCATCCTTTGCTCCCATAGAAGAAATTGAGCTTGCTGCTGATTATCTCGGAATTACGGATTCCGTTCACGAAATAATCCCACCATATTACGATGAAGCATCAATTTTTGACGGGTATACGGCGGCTTCTATCCATGCACAGTTCCGTAACAAAAGTCCCCGTTTTACGCGCCAGGAAGAAGAGCTTGTTCTCTCCTACCGTAGTGCTGACCCGATTGATAAAGCCCTAGTCCAGCGAGTTCTGCATATCTCCGAGCAAGAGAGCGAGGTCAATGCTGGGTAATCCCATTCCGGCGATTACCGCCAGATAAATAAAAAGCCGCCCATTTGGGCGGCAAGAGGGGAGCAAATTATATGTGGCTCGTACTTATCGGAATTTCAGTGGGATGTTTCCTGCTGTTCTGGGTGATGGATCGGCATCTCTACAAGAAAGAATTTGAAAGTCTCCCTACGGATAGGCTGAAAATACAGGTGATACATACCTATAGTGTGACAGAGGGAAATACATTTGCACTGTACCCTAATTTTTCAAACTTTACTTTCAGCCTTCTGCGGAAAATGCTCAGAGCCGACATCTGCATAGCGCTGATGGAGTTCTTCAGCGTAGGCTGGGTTACTTACATCTATCTTATCTTCTTGGCGATGACCTTCTTCACTTATTTTTCCCGCAAAACCGCCTTTGAGCAGATGGACGAAGGGAACAAGCCTTTCATTGTCCCGGTGTTCAAGGCTGCCAGCCGTCTGCCGGTATTCGATTCTATCTGCTTTATTCTGGTGTGTATCGCAAGGGTATTTGTAAACTGACGGGAGGAATCCATTATGAAGCGAAAGCCGCCGAAGAAAGAGCTGGGAACCGGCATGAAGGCCTATCTGTATATGAGATATTCCAGCGCGAAGCAGCAGGAGCTGAGTATCGAAGGCCAGAGGGACGTGTGTCTGGACTATGCAGCCAAGCATAATATTCAGGTAGTCGAAGAGTACATCGACAGGGCCAAAACCGGTACGAACGACAGCCGGGAAGCCTTTCGCCGCCTAATTC